CCGTTTGAAAAGAAATCTCTCCAGCTTCTGTATCGTATCTAGAAATACCCGTGCTTATTCCTGTATCAAATGAATAAATAATCATAATGATTCCTTGAGCCGTATTTCTACGGCTCCATGGATCTGCGGATTTGGATCTAGAATGGACTTTTCTTTCCTGAGGAATTAAGCTCAGGAGATCTTGGTCCTTCTCCGGATTCACTTCTGTGGGGAACTTCGACTTGAACAGTCGAATTCGCAGGTAACATCCTGTAGGCATTCATATTCGGATTGCCATTGTATTCTCCATGCTGGATGACAATCTTCAATGACTTACCGACAGCTTGTTCGTGCCTGAACTTTCCCTGTCTTGGCATTTCAAGAGCATCGAAGAATTGATCAACTTTAAATCTTGCCGCTGGTGCAAGACTCAAAATGAGAGAAAATTTCTTTCCTCGATCTTCTCCAGCATCTTGACAAATGCAGTCAAAATACCAAGTAGCAATCCCGGAGGATTTTGATCCTTGTTCTTTACTTCCTTCAATCCTGAAGAGATGGGTTCCTTCAGTGATAAATCCGGAAGTTCGATCGAGATCTAGTTCTGTTGATTCTGGCATTATTCATTCTCCTGTTTTCCTGGTTTTACCATCTTCTTCTCCCAATATTTAAGGAGAGTATCATAGGAAGGATCATCAACTTTTTGAGGTAAAGTTCCTGATCGATCCTTTACGACATACCCAACTGCATCAAATACCATCTGTCTTAATTTGGCACCTCCCGATCCTTCTGAAGAATCTGTCTTGTCGAGATACCCGACCTCATCCATCATTCTTGTTATAGTTCTTGGAGAGTTTTTACCAGTAAGTTGAGGTTGGATTTGATCGGTATCATATTCCTTTGGAGCAACCTGAGCGATCAGAACCAAGTTTCCTGGAATAGATTTCAGGAATCTTAGCATCTTATCAACGTCGTCAAGCATCTTGCCATAATCGCCAACTCCAGCAAGACTGTCATAAGCTCTTTTTACAGATGAATATTTGCTGATGACACTCTTTAGAGACAAATTCTGCATCTCGTTTACAGAGTCTACGATGATGGTTTTGAATGGATGCTCCTCATTGGCAAGGTAAATAGAGGCATCAACAAGATCTTCCCAATAGTCA